ATAGCTCAGCCATTTGCCTGCGCAGGTCGGACTCAACTCTCCTGAACTCAGCAGTACGCTGGTTTATCTCTTGGTAAAGCGGAATGCGAATATCTTCTTCGGCTTCAGGAGAAGAGTGCTTCTCACGAATGGCGCGCGTGTCGTCAAAGTAGGTGCGCTCATTATTGAACTGTTTCTCCATCAACACTTTGAAACGATTGCCAAAGTCATCATTGCCCGCTTGCTCCATTGCAGCAGCCAGCGTTGACACGCGGAAGTTATATTCACTCTCGTATTGAAAATCAGTTATCTCACGGGTTGATTCATATAAACGCTTAGCGCCCTCGTAATCCCCATCCTTTTGGATGAGCTCCGTCATCTTATTGAGCACAGTTTCCCAGCGCTCGTTGATAGAATACTGCATGTTCAGGCGTCTGGCATCCAGCTCGTTGGAAAGATAGAGCAGCCCCAACATCCCTTCTTGGCTGCTGCGGATTTCATTCACCCGATTGATAATGGCATTAGCTTGTCCAGCCTTGAAGCCTTCCAAGCCCTTGTAGTAGATATATTCCTTGACTGCATCGGCAGTGGCGCGGTCTTCTATATCTGGCAAGCGGGCAAGCAAGTCTTCGCGCAAGCCATACTTATCCATCAAATCGTTGATAATCAGGACTTTGTTTGGATCTCCCCCAGCCATATCATTGATAACTTTGGCGATGCTGTCGTAAGAAACTTGGTTATATTCTATCTTCCCGTTCAGCGCATCTATTACGCCTTCGGGAGTAGTTGCATTCTGGGCGGCGAATTGCCACGCTTTTATTTGTTCGTCTGTAGCGCCTGCGGCTTTCATTTTGGCCACAAGGTCTGGCTTTGCCTGACTAATTGGAGCGCGTGAGCCTTCGGCAAAAGCACCAGCATAAGCCTTTAGTCTGGCATTGTTTTCAATGCGCCCATAAGCCTTGCCGACACGGGTCAGGTCTTGGAAGCGACTGATACCCTTTTTGGTCTTGGTAATCCAATCGTTCTTATTGTCAAGAGCCTTAGATAACGACTTGCCCAAGCCAGTCAGGTTCTTTTGAAAGCCAACCTCATCTCCAAGTAAGTAAAGCCTGGCATCCTCAATACCTGCCGATTTAAGGTATTTAGCGGCGGCACCAGCTGTTCTTATCACATCATTGCCAATGAACATATTCATAACCATTTCATTGGACAAGTAGTTGTTAATCCAGGCTTTAGGGCTGTAAGTAATCACGCCCATTGCCAATAATTGTTTCAATAATTCTGTGAATCTGAGAGCGGTCGGCTTGGGCTTAATCCCATATTTTTCGATGGCGACCTTGTCCAAGTGCTCTATCATCTTGACATAGGTGTTGGCAATGGCTTCGTTATCGTATAGCGCCAGAGCGTCCTTGCCACGAAACGCTGACAATAACCGTTTCACATCAGCTTCAGTAGACTCGCCCCATCTGTCAGGCGCAGCTGCTTTTAATTTCTGCAGAATATCGGCATCCTTCATGCCCAACATGTGCTCTGCCTTTACGCCAATCTCATCTGCCATTGTGAGTACAGTGGCACGGTTGCGGGCACTGGCACGCCATTGGACTAAAATATCATCTAACTTACCGCCCTGCTTGACAAAGCCAGACAGCCCTTCGTAGACTGATTTCACCATCGGGCTGGCAGCTAACTTCTTAGCCAGCTCGTCTACTTCGCCCACATCAGCTCCGCCCAAATACTTGATAATACGGTAGGTGGTTTCAAAGTCGTGTTTGGCAATGACCTGCGCCTCAAGGAGAACCTCTGACAAAATCCGTTCCATACGCTCAGCTTTGGCAACAGGGGTTAGGTCAGCCAGTTTGTAGAATAACTGCCCTATCTTTGAGTTTGGAGAGGGCGTTATTTCCAGCTTCCTATCGCGCATATTGGCATCCAATTGGACGATGGATTGCCAGATAGGCTTTTCGCCTAACATGCTGGCTAAGTCGTTGTAAAGCATGCGCTCTTCATCGGTAGCTGTTTGTAGCTCTTTTGGCAGAGGCATATCAGCATAATATTCTGAAACCTTGAAAATGCTGCGCTCTTGTAAGCTAACTCTCAGTACTGTGTCCTGCAAATCAACTACAGTTCCATCGGCATACTTTTTAGAAACAGCCACATCATCAGCCTTACGGATAGTCCATGTGACCACTTGGTCATCTTCAATCTGGTTCAACTCATAGAACGGTTTATTGTCGCGCACCTGGTCAAGATTGATGCGCCCTTCGCCAATTCTTTTGCCGTCTGGGCTGTAAATATAAGCTGCTGACCTATCTGGGTCGCCAGGATAATTATCGGGATATTCTTCTTGCGCTTTGGCAACGCGCTCATCCACCGCTCGTGTCCACTCAGCGATGTTCACAGAGCGGAGCAATTTAGCTTGACCTTCTGCCTCTAATTGTTGGAGCGTCTTGCCATAAGTTGCTTCAAAGTCTTCTGGTCTGTATAAGGTTTGTCTCTTGGTTTGCGGGTCATAGACGACCAGCCTGCCATCATTCAGCTCAAACACGCCCTGTCTTACGGCTGGCTGCCCTTCAATGGCTGGCAAATCATACATCCTGCCAGTCGGGATGAGCGTGCCAGAGAAAACTTGACCGCGATAAGCCTCCATCACCTTGCCGATATTCTGTGTGCCGCGCAGAAACTCAGCCGTTTTAGGGGAAATTCTGCGCATCCCTTCGCCAGCAAACACACTGTCAAAAATGTTCTGGATGGGGAACGGCAGGGCGTCCGTGAATGGTTGATGGGGCAGGGCAGCTTTGGCTGTATTAGAAAGCGCTTTCCAGCTCTGGGCTTCAACGAAGTTATTAGCGTCCATCGCCTTTTTAGCCATATTGTCAGCGTATTTCGACAAGCCCATATCCTCAAAGGCGGGCAGATAGTTTTGTACTGAGACGAACATCTGACCCAAGAAGTTATTCATTGAGCCAGAGTAGCCATATTTGTCTATATATTTAGCGATGGTGGCGTCAAACTGGGCAAACTTTTCGTCCTCACTAAGTTCGCCAGCCTTTTGTTTCTGGTTGATTTGAGTCAGCTCGTTATAAACATCATACATCCCCATCGGGCTAAGACCTTCTTTAGCCACAGGAACGGGCACGCCCCGATGGAAGTCCCATACGGTTTTGCCTGTTTCGGAAATCGGCCCCCCAGAAACAGTTGAGAGCAGGTCAAATGTGGCATCGCCCAATCCGACACCAGCCGTTTCCCAGAACATACTGGACGCTTTCCAGGCTGCACTCCAATCAAAGGGTTCTGGGGTTGGCTGAACAAGTTCCTTTCCAGCCATAATGGTTGTGCCAATAACACGCTCTGTTCCTTCGTCAAGAACATTGAAAAGAGTATTGAACTTATCAATTTGTTCGGTCAGCGCATTGGTTTGCCCCAAATAAGCGCTTGCGCCCCGATAAGCTCCAATAGCCACGCCAATTGCAGCCGATACGCCAAACGAGATGGGGATGGACACTCCGCCCGTAAATGGAGCTAATGCCATTCCGATTAACTGTGAAGCTTTACTGATGGCAAAGCCCCAGCCAAGTCCAGACATCAGGGCGGGCACAGCCACAGTTCCTATCAACTCGCTGCCAACGGGTCTGCCTTCTATTTCGGTTTCAACGCCTCGCTGGGCTGGCGAGAACAGGGTTATCATAGCTTGTTGCCACCAGGGCAATTCTTTGTAGCTGACCTTCTTATAGCCCAGATAATATTCGTCTGTTTCTGGGACGCCCACCGCTTCTGTGCCCATCTTCTGCACCCATTCTTGGGCAGCTTGGGGCGAGAGCACTTCACCAGCCACTTGATTAGCCAGCTCTGGTGAGATTTGGGCAAGTGTCTCAACATCGGTGTTGTATTGGTTTAGCGTTGCTATGGCAACTTCGTTGTATTCCTGCTCGGTAATCTCTTGGTTTTTGGCTTGCTGCTCCAACTGGTTCAGCTTCTCAATATCAGCATTGACCTTATCAACCACCCGTATCAACTCGCTGGTGCTGGCGCCTGTTTGAGAGGCGGCTAAAGCGGCTGTCATTTCTTCGGTGCTGTATAAATTGCTATATCTTTGGTAGGAAGAGACGCCGTCAGCGTCTGGCTGGAAAAAGGTTTGGTAAGCAGCGTCCTCGCCAAAGGGCAACGGCTTCCATTGGTCTGGGTCAAGATTGCCATTATAATATTTCAGGGCAGAATATTGGTTCTTGACAAAATCTGGGTCAACGAAGGCTTCTGGAATATAGTCAGACTCTTGGACGCGCAGGTAGTTATACCAGCGGATGATATTCTGTGGGTCGTGCCAGTAATTTTGAATTGTTTTAGTAGTATCCCAGATAGCAGGTGGTGCGCTTGGGTCGGCTATGTAACGCTCTGCCGTACGCCACAAGACCATATTGGGATTGTCGCGACTGAATGAATACCAAACTTTCCTATATCCGCGCGGCTCCCAGCCCTCTGGCACGAAGCGTTGCCAATCCGTGCCTGTATAGTCAGTTGGCACATAGCCTTCGCGCTGTGCCATCTGCATTCTCCAGCGTTCAATCTCTCTTCGGTTTTCACTATAAATAGCGCCCTCATAAGGCAGCGTTTTGGGTTGCTCTGGTTGCGTAGGCTGTTGTGGCGCGGGGGGCTGTTCTGGTGTTTCGTAATATTCTGGCGGACGAGGAAGTGGCATTACTTTACTCTCCAGGTTAGATAAGTTTCATAATAAGACGGTTTGCGTGTAGCTTCAGCGTTCCGATAAAATGGATTGGAAGTGTAATCATACGAACCGCCGCCACCGCCCCAGCCGCCAAATCCATAATCTGAGAGGGTATAATCTGGCAGATAGGCTGGCTGCCAACCCGTATAAGGCTGCCCGCCGCCACTATCTGTGATTTCATACCACGCATTCCTTCTATAGGTTCCAGCTGTTGGGCGGTTTATATTCTGGACGGCTGATTTAGGCATTGGAAAATTAATTCCACCATTAGTTACTTTATAGGGATAATTGGGAATATTATATCCTCTAAGTACCAATTCTGATAGGACACCGCTTGTTGGCTTGGCAGCTGCCAGCGACCTGGCAAGTGCAGATTGACTCAACTGACTCTGAAAGGCTGAATTATAAGCATATTGATTTGTCGCAGGCGGAGTATAATATTGACCTGTAAAAGGTGCCATAAATGTATTTTGGAAAAACTGTTGCGCAGCTTGTCCAAAACCACTAAAAAACGATGTTACGGGGCTGGGCTTATTAGCGGCAAGCCATTGTTTTCTGAGTTCCGTCTCCATCTGTTGCAGATACTTTTCCTGTTCCAGCCTGGTCTGTTCGGCTTTACGTTCCCAATAGGATTGCTGTTGCCAAGATGTTGGTTGAGCAGTAGCAGTGGGCGCTGTTGGTTTTGGGGCAGTTGGTTTTGGGGTTGGCTTTTTAATTGGTGGATAATAATCATCATCGTTAATTCTTGGTTTTGGCATCTCAACCTCCGAATTGGCTCAATATTGACATTGTTTCAGGATGCTGCTGGGCGACCTGACTCAAGTTCTTGTCGCTCTTAATCAGTCCAGCCAGCATAGCTACGGCAGCATCAGCCGCTGGCAGATACCAGGCTTGTTCCAAGATAGTAAACTGGCCTTTGGTATTAGCCTTAGCCATCAGATAAATATCTGCAACCTGCATCACATCTAACATATTAACCCTCTTGTGCTTCTTGAGCCTCTCCTGTGGCGGGGATAGGCTGTTCACCCAGCCCTGGGATTGCTCCCGTTGTGATTTGAGATAGGCCGCCCATAGCAGGATTAAACTGTTGATTAGGTGCGGCAGCTCCAGCGGTCATACCAGCCAGGCGTTCTAAACCTCCTGGCGCGGCTGAACCTGCCTGCTGCTCGGCTAAACGGCGTTGTAATTCTTGCACATAGGCGGCCATCTGCTGCGACTCCATAGATTGTTGTTGAACAGCCTGCGCTTGTTGCGCAGCCTGTTGCTGCATCATGGCCATCTGCTGTTGTTGAGCCTGTTGGGCTTGTTGGGCTTGTGCTTCCATTTCGGCGGCGATCTGCTTTCTAATCTCAGTTTCCATAGCCTTTGTAAAGTATTCCTGTGTCATCTGGCGCTCGAACATTTCTTGGGTAATTTGCTTGTCCATGTCCTTCGACTGGCCGATATTGAGAATGTTTTCGCGGATCCACGATACCGAAGCCAAGCTCTTGTCCACCATCATGGCGGCGGTGTTAGCTTGTTGTAACTTGTCTTGTGGCAGGCTCATATCCAGAGACACATCAATGATTAGGTTCTCTGGGATTTCAATTGGGTCAATTTCAAGTTTGCCCTCTTTGGACAGGGCAGTCCGTTTCTTACCACTATCGCGTATCATCTGGAACATCAGCTCAAAGGCAGTGCCGATGCCCCATCCGCCTGTGCGCTGGGTAGCCACGAGAGGCAGGCGTCCAGACTGGGAGAGCAGGGCAACCGTAGAATAAGCCTGATTAGCCACAGTAGGCCCGCCGAGAGTCTGTTTGTAGATGCTGGACTCTTCCATCATCTTGCCTAACAAGTCCATGCTATACAGCGTGTCTTTGTTGAACACATTAAATTCAGCGGGCTGGAAGTCCTCGCCAGGCCCCAGATGCAAGATGCCGCCTGGCACAGACCAGTCCACTTCCATTTCGGTTTCGCCAGGAACGGCCTGTTTGTGGATGAAGGTGGCGTTGGAAGCTACGGCGAACAAATTAGTGAACAATGCGGATAGCTGTAGGTTATGTCTATCCCACAGTTCACCCTTTTCGATGGTATATAAAAACGGCTGGAACTGTTTTTCGGGTTCTTCGTTCAGGCGTGAGCCTTCGCCGCCCTGAACCACGATTGGAATACAGGGCATATTGTGTTTTCCGCCGATAAGCGGCTCGTCCATACCTTCAACCCAAGCGTAATGTACATCCAAGTCCCAATAATCGTGATAAGTGGTGGTATCGGTGGGTGCGCGCTGTTCCCATTCTGGTAATCTGCCAAATTTTCCGAACAAATAGGCATAAGTTACGCTGGTTTGGCGGTAATAAGCCCGCAGTCCGTACTCATCAAACTCGGCAGAGCCACATTTAGGGTCAAGTGGCTCGAGTAAGTATGGAGTAGCCTTATTTATGTGTTCGTAACGTTTTCTGGCGGCTTTGGACATGTTTTTATTGGACTTTTGGGCTAAATTAAGCAGGTCATCGGTGTCGATGATAGCCAAATGGAACTGTCCATAGCGTAAAAGGGATGAAACGAGGTCATAATGCACGGGTTTTTGCATGATTCTGCCGCTTTGGTAGATGACGGCGTTGCACAGGCGTTCGATTAAGTCAGCTTTTTCGATTGAAGCGCGATCGTTCTTGTCAGAAGGCACGTTAATAATTGGGTCTGTGGCAGTTAACAGCCTCATTGCGCCCAAAAATTCATTGCGGGGCTCTGGAGAGATGGTAAATTTGAGATTTTTATTTTCGGGCTTGTTCTTCCACTCCATAAAAATCATCTCGTCCATCTTATCTTGCAGTTTATGCAAGTTAGAATAGCGGTTTAACAGTTCTTCGCCGTGGGCTTTAGCTTCGGATAGAGTTAGCATAATAATTAAATCCTTTCAAGTTGGGCAAAGGGAGACTTTTCAATCTTTGGCAGCTTCTTATGCCCCATATAATCGCGCACGTTAGACAGGGCATACCTAAGTGCGTCGTAGGAATTATGAACCAATATTCCATTTGCATAGAATTCATTGGCGTCTTCAACTTCCAGGTTATAGACCGCCTGATTTGCTTCTGCGGAGCTTCCCAGCACATACACGGGAGCAGCAGACGGTATCTGCATACTTATTGATGGAGAATATGCGTCCGCAGGCAGGGCAGGTTCTTTCCTCGTTGTCGACCCCAGACTGTCTACGAGCTTTTGCTTTGCACTTTGCAGAACAGAATCTTGATTTCCAGACGACAAAATCGGCGACTTGATATGTTTTTCCGCATTGTTCACAAACCGCTTCTGTAGTTGGTCTATTCTTGAAGACTTCTTTTCCGTGTTCGACGTGCCAGTTATGTCCAGCTTCTGATTTATGCCAGCCACTTGCAAGCGGTCTAATTTCTTTTGCGTGCTCCCGTAACCACGCGAGCCTTTTTCCGACAACCCCGTGCCTTTCGGCGTGTTCATCAGGAGACAAACATTCAAGGTTTGAAATATCGTTATTAAGCGGGTTTTTATCTTTGTGATGAATAACGTAGCCTTCTGGTATTTCTCCGTGATAGAACCGCCAGATGTCTCTGTGCAAAAAATCCTTGCCGTTCTGTTTGTCTGTTCCGCCTGGGGTGTAATAGGATTTGTTCGCCCATTGCGGGCTGTTTGGGTATCGTCGGTATTTAGTGCCATTAAATTCGATTGTTTCGTTGCGTTGTTCCATACACTAATTATATCACAGTATCGCAGCGCGTCCAATCGCCTCCAACCATATCCTTCCACCCAAACGGGGTGATTTCCCGTTCCAATTAGGGAAGCGCCATTAGAAAATGAGACCTTAATAACGGGTGCCGAGGGAGACTCCATCCAAGAGTTTAGGACTTTTTTATATCCTTGTCTTGTAAGAACCGTATCTCCTGCAACGACTTTGTTAATCGGCACATCACCTCTGCCAGTCTTTACAATAGTTTCGGCGACGAGGCAGTGATCTTCCATGTGAGTGTCTACGTCTTCTTGTTTATTCTTGTCATACATTAAATGGCTCATTTGGTTGATAATATTTGGGCAGGTATTGAAAAATAAGATACCTGGCTGTCCGTCTTCCATAGGCATCAACAATCTATCAATGACTCGTTTCCCATTGAGACGATTATTATTGCCTTTGATAATTATACACCCATTGTCAACATAGGTTTTAGCTGCCGAAGTGGATGATTCATCGCCCCGATTGTTCCACATACTGGGGTCAGCGAAGCGGATGATATGCAGTTCCTCGTCAGTTGAGTTGTCCAGGATAAGGCGGGCTTGTTGGCGGTCGGTGAGCCCAGCCTTATACAACTCCTTATACACGACCACCCGTCCGTTATCTGGGTTGCGGGCGATCCACAGGGCACAGAAGGGAGCATTCGTGCCGAAGTCAATCCCGACTGTGCGTGTCCAATAATCGGGGATTTCAAAAGGTTCTACAACGTGTTTGGCTTTATTAAAGTTATGGAATGCCAATCCCTTGAACACGTCCCAATCGCCTTCGAGCCAGGCGCGGCGCAGGTCTTCGGGTAATCCGCGCAGCATCATCCAGTAGTTTTCGTCCAGATGGTTATTATCGGCGGGCAGCGCTCTGACAAAGTTGAACTGGTCGGAGTATGGGCGCATTTCCTCAGGATAGATATGGTCGATGAAATAGTTTCTTGTCCACTCGTTCCCGATACCGTCTGGGTTAGAGCCTGCGATAAAGCGGGTATCGGGGAAGTTAGGCCAGCGGAGTGAACCCAAGATGATATTGAAAACGTCCACGGCATGTTCGGTCAGTTCGTCAATGGCTATCAGGGCAAACTCAGCCGACTTATATTTAGCGGTGTCATCAATGTTACGCAGGCAGATCACGCCACCGCCATACTCTTTGTTGATGTAATAGCCCAGCCCCAATGTCTTACCTTCCCGCAAAGTGCCCAGCCAATCGGGGAACTCGGAGACGATCTTGCTGATTTGGCGGTCGCGCAGTTTAGAATAGGTTTCGGTGAACAGTCCAGCGACCAGACCAGGGTAGCCATGATTAGACCAATATAAGAGCCAGCCGAGAGAAGCCCAGCGCAGCCAATAACTCTTGCCAGGCCCGCGGCTGCCCCCAAAGAGGGTGAAGCGGTATTTGAATAGTGAGTCCCACGCCTCTTGTTGTTTAGGCGTGAAATTTGCCATCTTTGAGAAGTTAAAAGTTTCCGACACTATTCCTCTTGTTCCTCATCCTCTTCGATGGTCTCATAACTTGCATCGGTGATTTGGGCGGGTTGGACATTCTGGACGACAATATCATCATCGTCATCATCATCCCCCTTCCGCTTGACGGGCATATCAAAGATGATGCCCTTAGTTCCTTCCGACAGACCGATTTCGGTTACAGGCGGTTCGATGTAGCGTAACAATTTTATCAAGTTAGAGAGCCACTCATCGGCGCTAAACTCAAAATGTTTCCCTGGGCGGAGTCTGCCACGCCTATCAAAAGAGCCAGGCAGGAACACTTCGCCAGTAGTGATAATCTGGGCGATGGCGTCTGCCATAATGGCTTTACGTTTGCGACGGATGCGGTTATTTTCGTCAAGCGTATCGACTGTATCAACGCGGACTTCAAAGGCATCTTTAATTGCTTTAGCAAGAGACTTGGTAGTAGTCCCTCTACCAGTCTCTTTACGCATTTCAACCATTGGGCCTGGTTTAGTGCCTTTGACAAACCTCCCCGTCTCCTTATCTTTCAGATAGCCAGACTTATCGTAATAAGTTCCAGGTGGTGGTGTAGGCAGGTTATTATTATCTGACAATTGTTCTCCTCCACAAACATTATACATAGGCATTATATCACAAATTATGGATTAAAATAGGGACATCTAAGCCTCCTTTTTGAATGGCAAGCCAGCCCTATTAAATCAATAGTGCTGGCTTGTCTGATATTCCTTACACTTACAGTGGGCTTCGCACCAGGATGCTTTGCTATAAAAATCGGTCGGGGCTGGAATGAACCCAAACCCCGACCATTCTGCCGTACGGCGACCAGGCGTCCCTGGGAAAGACAACCAATCTAAAGAAAGGCTGTAAACTTATTATAGCAGATATTTTGCGAATTGCAAATTAAAATTTGACCTCTCCGCCTATATAGTTCGGCTTTCGCTGGGGTCTTATTTTCTTGCCCCTAACTATAAGAGCCATAAGGGGCTCTTTCAGCAGAGAGGAACCTTTAGTCGACGCCATCTGACGTCCACCTTCACAATAGTGAATTGATACTATTATACCACACCTATTTCTCCTTATAATAATTATTTGAAATGTTTTATGCGATCTATTTAATCAATTAATGTTGCTTGATCAATTAAATCACTTAGCATTTTCTTAACCGTTTCCTTAGAGAGATGTTCACTATCTAAAAGAATCTCAGAGTTATCAGATTCTTTTATCACAATGTGTCCAAAGGTTCCTTCCGACAGATCAAACCAATTTATGTCGAACCCAGAACCAGCTCCCCTAATTCCAAATTCAAATTTATACATTTCTTTGTTTGTAAACATTTTATTTTATCCTATATTTTTGATGTTGCTATTATACCACACTATTTTATTAAAAAACGACCCGCCTCGGTCCGCTGGCTCTTTCTCATAAGCGCTTATGAGGTTGACTTGCTCCAACTTCAGCTTGCGCAGGGCTTTGCTGGAATGCCTCGCGTGGCGGGTACTGTTAGAAGTATTATACTCTGTGTAAGAAATCTGTCAAGTTGTGATGTATTAATTACAGAGAATATTACTTTTATGGCTCACCTATGAGCCACAAAACAGTTTGTGTCTCATAGAATAGCCAAAATGAGACA